TATAGAACATACAGAAACTCACAAGTATCCAGGAGGTAAGGGTTCCCGTAGAATATTTAAAAAAGAATTTGCACATCTTTATACTCCGTATCATGCAAAACAATTAGTAGACATTCCTGTTATACGGGATTTGTATTCAAAATATGGTAATTCTGAATTCATGGGTAAGCCTTTTACTCGGCTTACCAATAAAGTTATTCAACGAATAGTTAATAGGGAAAGAGCTAAGAAAAATTATGGACCTCTAAAAGATTATATGTCAGCACCCGGTGGAAATCTGGCAGGAACTCTTAAAGCAGCTGTTCCAGATGTTCCATCAAGAGATTACTTAAATAGATATCCTTTAACTAGAGGAAGAATAAAAAAAGAAAAAGATATTGAAAATTATTTAAAGGGAAAAGATCCAGTAACAAAACAGCCAAGGTACTTATCCACACATACACGTGATTTAGCAAAGGATCCAAGATTTGCTATTACAGATACGCCTCAAGGGGCGGAGCATGCCATCAATAAAATAAGAAAAGAACACAATCCTCCGTTGGAAAAAACAATCAGTCGTTATGGAACTCCAAAAGGAACGGATACGAGGCAGGCAAGCATTTCACCTACTGGAAGATTAAAACAGGCAGTTGATCACTTTACAAAAAAAACAGGAAAAGGTCAAAAATTTAATTTAATAAAATCAAGAAGGCAGAAAAGAGAGCAATATCTAAATAATATTGTCTTAAATAACCTATCCCCTGAATTGAGAAAGACAGCGGAAGAAATGTTAAACCGTGGAACAACATTTATGCAAGCGTTGCATGAAACTTTCAGTATGTATAGAAGCCCTGAAATGGCCAAAGCCCTTTCCACGTGGGTGAGGAACATGAAACATAGCACCGCGGAGCATAATGTAAGAAAATTGCGTAAGATGAGAAAAGAAGCAAATGATCCTGATAGAAAACGGGATATTGACTTTGAATTAGCAGGATGGGATGATGATATGGCTGCTGTGGGGGTGCAGTCAAATATTGATGGCGTAATTTATGGAAAATGGTATGATCAAAGTAAAAGTTTTATACGTCCTCTTGTGGAGGATTTACCAAGAGAATATCCTTTAAAACAAATGAGATTTCTAAACCCAAAAACACAGAAACTGGAAAAAACTAAATTTAGTGGCATGAACGAAGGCGGAATAGTGGAAGGATACTCAAAAGGTGGTCTACTTAAAGACATACTTAAAGGTACAGCACGGATGTCTAGACGTAAATTTTTAAAAGGTTCTGGATCACTAGCTGCCTCCTCAGCTTTACCAATGCGAACTGTTGCTAAAATGTTACCAGAAGTAGTAGAACAAGCAGCAACACGTATGGCACCTCCATGGATTAAGAATATGGTTGGAGTTTTTGAAAATATGACCCCAAGTTCAGCACTTAAAGGACACACACTTCCTAACGGAACATTAATTAGATCTATAGGAAAAGTCATAGATGATTACCGAGGTAAAAAGCAAGAATTTGAAGTTACAAATTCAGATGGATATAAAGTACCCGTTAATATGTTTAAGGAAAAGGATGGTAACTTACACATAGAGTTTGACATACGTGATGAAGTTAATAATAACCAACATATCTACATGAACAAGAAAACTGGGCAGGTAGAAATAGTCGATGAAAATTACTATATGACGGGTCCAGAAGATTACGCCAAAGATGATCCACTTACGTGGGATGTAACAACACCAACGCAGATGAAAAAATTTGAAAAGAAGATGGGCTTAATGCATGGTGATGGAGATGATTATATCAAAGATTATATGTCAACACCCGAAGGTGGTGATTACTCAGATCTTTTCGAGAGCTTTATTGATTCTTTCTCACCTTCTGGTAGTATCTTTAAAACAAAGCAAAAAGCTGAGATAGCTAAGAACAAAAAAATACAAGAAGAAACATATAAGAGAGCACAAGCTAAAAGACAATTAGAGGACGACGAAATTAAATTTGAAGAACAGTTTAGAGGTGGACGAGGTATACATGGATACTATAGAGGTGGAACTAGCATGAGGGATTATCCACAGGTAAATACAGGTGGAAACCCCCACACCGAAAAAGTAAATAGTAATCCTTCTAGATTTAGCTATATAAAAAATCTTAGTGACCAAGAAGCTGTGGCGCGTATGATGATGGCAGAAGATTCTTCTCAACAAGTAACAAACAATACTAATAAATATAGAGATCCTTCAGAATTGCTTTCTAAAGAGAAGATAAAAACAGGTTTTTTTGATTTAAATCAGTCTAAAAATAAACCTAATACTCTTCATCAAGGGGGGTATGGAGTTGCACACGTTATAAACAATAGAGCAAATCATCCTAATTACGTAAACAGGTATAAAGCAAATCCATATCACGGTATTAGCCCAATCATAAGTGTACTATCCGGTAAAAATCAATTTACTCCTTACTCAAAAGGAACCACAAGATTTTTTTCTGATTTTAAAGGAAAAGAGTTAGATCTTTACAATGATTATTATAAATATGCCGGTAAAGTTTTATCCGGAGAAATAGAAGACTTTACTGGAGGAGCAGATTTTTTTGCTACACCGGAAAGAATAGCACAATATGACGGGACCAGAAGAAAAGATGAATTGATGAATTTAGGAGATTTAAAAGGAGGTGATCAAAAAAATTATTTTGGTTTGCCACAACAACCTCAATATTTATCGGATCATGGTGGCCATAAATTTTACAAAGCTTATAACAACGGTGGATTAGCTAGAAGACCAGAAGCTTTACCCCCCTTAAAAGGACCAGATCCTTTAGGTATATCTATTAGAGATATGGGAGAAAATTTTATTAGAAAAATGTCTAAAGGAGGTTTTTTAAAAAAAGCACCTAGAGTACTAGGTAAATTAACAGACTACAAAGCTAAAATTGAAGGTGAAGTAGATAGAATGTATCAAGCGCCCAAAGGGCCTTACACAATAACAAACGATCACGGAGCAGCCGTATTAGATAGAACTTTTAACACTTTAGAAGAAACAGATGATGCTTTAAAACAAATGGTTGAAGGATTTAGAACGCAAGATGCAAGAACCTTTAGAGTATTTGGTGCACGTCCACCTAAGTCTCCTGAAGGTGTAAATGAGGGCGCCCCGGAAGTAGATATGGGTATGAGGGGTCAAGTTATACCCCCCGAGGAACCAGGTGCTATGTTCTGGAATTCACGTGAGAAAATAGTTAATGCCCCATCAGAAGCTATGCAAGGTAATCAGTGGTTAACCTTTATGAAGCAAGGTAAACACGGAATACTTAATCCAAAAGGATTACCTATTATTAAAGACCAAGAACTAAATGATACTTCATTAGCTCCTTACTTATCCCAAATGGGAAAACAAATTATATCCAAAGAAAAGCTAGTAAAAGAGTTTGATGAAATGGCACCCACTTTTGAGGTAGGTGTATTCGGTAAGGAAAATGCAAATAATATATTTCAAGATTTAGAACGTAATTTACGTGAAATAGATACCCAAGAAATACGTAATCCAAAAATAAAAGGATTTTTTGATTACATGAAACAAGTAATAAATCCTTTAAAGGAAGGGGATACAAAAGTAAAACAATCTATAGGAAATAAAATCAATGAAATGATTGAAAGAAATTTTGGTATTAAAAATGCGTTAGATGAAGGTGTTCCTCAAAAATTTCCATTTGAAATTAAAGAAATTATTCAACAAATATCCACGGGATTAGGAAAGAGAACAGCAGGATTTAGTAAATATGATAAAGTAGACCAATATAAAGGATCGCAAACACTAAGTGGTGGTGATAACTACCGTGAGATTTTATTTAAATATAAGCCAGGGAAATTTAGAAGTGGAGAACCAAAGTATAAATATGCCCACGACTTTGGATTAGGTAGTAGAGAAAGAACAGGTGGCATAGTTCACACACGTGTATCAGATAGAACAGATCAATTTGGCAGAAGGATAATGCATATAGAAGAAATACAATCTGACATGCACCAACAAATTAATATGGCACAACGTGCCCTAAAAAAACAACATGATCTATTTGAAGAGCAAGGAATGACTCCTAAACAAGCATATGAAAAAATGGGTATGGCTCAAAAAAGAGAGTATGATCATATGGTAAAATCTAGTAAATATGCACCACGACAAGATATTAAACTTGAAAAAGAAATAAATGCTAATGAACAACAAATGCGTTTAATACAATCTAAGATAGAAGATTTATTAACTAAGCCACAAAATAAAGCTACTCAAATAAGACTAGTTAGACTTAATAAAGAAAGAGCTAAGATTAGAAAAATTTTAGAAGAGGAAAAAACAAAATTATCTGAGTCTACTGATACTACTGGAATACCAGAAGGGCCACTAAGAAAAAGTGAAGATTATAATGAATTTGTTATGAAATATTTATTGCGTGCCGCAGAAGATGGTGGTTATGATGGTCTATCTATATCTACCCCTGCTATCAAAAATCTTCATATGAATCCAGGAAATAGAGATTATATTGGTAACCTAACAGCGTATGGACCTATAGCTAATGGAGCTATGAAAAAAGCTGCAATAAAAAGTGGTGCAAAGTTAATGAAAACTGCTATAAGGGATAAAGATAATAGGGGGTGGGAGGTTCCAATGATATTACTCAAAGAAAACAAAGTTGCCAAAGAAACCATAAAAAGAGGTGTACCTATTTATAAAAAAGGTGGAATAATAAAGGATAAGAAATAATGGTAGATAATCCAAATAATAATATAGAAAAAGCTCTAAGCTCTTTAACAGATGCATTAGAGATAGAACCTACAGGCCAAGAAATTCAATTAGAACCAGATGTTGGTGAAAAAGATGTAGAGATTATGGAAGATGGAAGCGCAGTAATAGGCGGAGAAGAAGAACAATCTTTTGATCCAGCCACTGTACCTCACAATGCTAATTTAGCTGATTATATAGATGGTCCTGATTTAATGACATATTCTAGTACTCTTATAAACGATTTCGAAGCGGACAAAGATTCAAGGAAAGACTGGGAAGATTCCTATGTTAAAGGCCTTGACATGTTGGGATTCAAATATGAAAACCGAACACAGCCCTTCGAAGGAGCGTCCGGGGTCGTACACCCCTTACTTGCTGAGTCTGTAACTCAATTTCAAGCTCAAGCATATAAGGAACTCCTCCCCCCAAGCGGCCCCGTACGAACTCAAGTTATAGGACTCTCCACTCCAGAAATACAAGACCAAGCAAAAAGAGTTCAGCAATTTATGAACTACCAAATTACGGAGGTAATGCAGGAATATGATCCCGATATGGATCAATTATTGTTCTATTTACCATTATCCGGTTCTGCATTTAAGAAAGTTTACTATGATTCATTAATGAAACGTGCATGTGCTAAATTCGTAACAGGGGAAGATCTAGTTATAAATTACATGGCTACAGATTTAGAAAATGCCAATAGAGTAACACACGTAATTAAAACAAGTGGTAATGATATTAGAAAGCAACAACTCCAAGGATTCTACAGAGACATCGATATTGTCTCAGGGGAAGTAGAAACATCGGAAGTTCAAGAAAAAATAAATACATTAGAAGGTGTTCAAAGAGAATATGGTCTAGATGAAAATGAACATACTCTTTTAGAAATGCATGTTAATGCAGACGTTCCAAAGTTTGAAGATGAATCAGGTGTTAAGCTACCTTACATAATTACAATAGATCAATACTCTGGTGAAATTTTATCCATTAGAAGAAACTGGAAAGAGAAAGATCCAGACTTCAGAAAAATTTCTTATTTTGTACATTACAAGTTTCTTCCAGGTTTAGGATTTTATGGTTTTGGTTTAATACATATGCTTGGTGGTTTATCAAGAACTGCTACAAGTGTTTTAAGACAGTTAATTGATGCTGGTACACTAGCTAACTTACCAGCAGGATTTAAGGCTAGGGGAATGCGCATAAGAGATGATGACACACCTTTACAGCCGGGAGAATTTAGGGACGTTGATGTAACTGGTACATCTATTAAAGAATCATTACTTCCTCTTCCTTACAAAGAACCAAGTGCAACTTTATTTCAATTATTAGGATTTGCAGTAGACGCAGGTAAATCTTTTGCCGCTATTGCTGATATGAAAATGGGGGAAGGTAATGAACAAAATCCAGTTGGTACAACTATGGCTCTTCTTGAAAGAGGAACTAAAGTTATGTCAGCTATACATAAACGTTTACATTATGCACAAAAAGTAGAATTTAAATTACTCGCAAAAGTATTTCAATTATACCTACCACCAGAATATCCATATCAAGTAGTAGGTGGTAATCAAATGATTAAGCAACAAGATTTTGATGACAGAGTAGATGTTATACCAGTTTCAGATCCTAACATATTTTCTATGGCTCAACGTGTTACTTTAGCACAACAACAATTACAATTAGCAACAGCTAACCCTGGGCTACATAATATGCGTGAAGCTTACAGAAGAATGTATGACGCTATGGGTGTGGACAATGTTGATTCAATCCTTAAACCAGATCCAGAATTACCTCAGCCTATGGGTCCTGCTAGTGAAAATGCTAGTGCTATGAATGTAAAACCACCGAAAGCTTTTCCAATGCAAGATCATCAAGCACATATACAAGGACACGCTGAATTTATGTTTACGCGTATGGTACAGATTAACCCTCAAATTTATTCTTTATTACAAGCTCATATTTGTGAGCATATTTCTTTAATGGCTGGAGCGCAAGTTGAAGAAGAATTTAAACAACAAACTGAGCAATTAAAACAAGCACAACAACAAGCACAACAAAATCCTCAAATGGCTCAACAGGTAGAACAACAAATGCAACAGTTAATTAATCAGAAAGCTGCTAAACAAGCTCAAATTGAAGCTGAGATGACTATGAAATTAGCTCAAGATGAGGAAGCAAGAATAAGTAAAGAAGCCCAAGATCCACTTGTTAAACTTAAACAGCAAGAACTAGATTTAAAAGCTATGGAAACTCAAATGAAAGTTCAAAAAGACATGATGGTAGAAGGTGAAAAACTAGATATTGAAAGGGATAGACTAGAATCTGATACTACTATTGATATAATGAAAATGGCTGCTGAAGTTAAAAAAGAAGATTCAGATGAAGCAATGATCTTATTTAAAGAAAACATGATTAATTCTAGAGAAGCAATGAAATCAAAAGCTAATGAAAAGATAGCGAGGAGCAATGGACGAGCAAAAACTAAAAACGATTAAATATAAGGTTGAAAAAATAGCCATTACAATGAAGAAAATTGAAGATGCAGCTACTAGCGAAATCAAAAACCCAGATGATTATTTACAAGTATGTGGAGCTCTACTAGCTGTTTGTAGAAACATGTATGTAAGTGCTATAGGTATAGAAGGTGCAGCGAATATGTTTGCAGCTGTGGCAGAAACGTTTATAGTACAGGAGGAGGTTTTAGATGAGTTGTATGGCCCATCATTAAAACCAACTCTTCATTAATGCCTTTTAAGTCTGAAAAACAAAGAAGGTATTTATGGGCTAATGAGCCTAAGGTGGCAAAGGAATGGACGAAAGAATATGGAAGTAAACCAATGAAAAAAGGTGGAGCAATTAAAAAAAATATGGGCGGAACAACAGGACCTAAGGTAGGTGCTAAAAAATTTCCTAATACATCAGGGGGTTTTCATCAAGCTCAAAAAACTGCTAAATCAACTGGTCAATCATTGACTATGGGTAAAGGTGGTAAAGTGAAAAAAAGGAGATAATATGAAGTTATTAAAAGATATATGGGCGCACTTAAAAGAGTGGAGCGACTGGGGAATGAAAGACTGGATTAAAGCTGGTATCGTTGCTCTAATAGTTATTGTAGTTCTCAAATCAATTATGCCGGCAATATAATGGTTTACATACCAGAACTTGACAGACAAGGTTTTGCTGATAGGCAAAGCATAAAAAACAGGCGTACTCGTCCCGCTACAAATTTTACACAGCGGGACGACGTTCGTGAATTTGCTGGTAGTGGAATAGGACAAAACTATCATAAAATGATGGATTTGCAACGTCAATCACCTACTTTTAAAAAAAATGATCCACGTACAGATAATTTAAAGCAAAGAAGAAGACAGTTTAATCAATATGATAAATATAATGCTGGAAGCATATTTGGTATAACACCACAAGAAATGCAAGAAGATTATAGATATGAAAGTAATGAATTAAGGAATAGAGCAAAACCAGTGTACAATGAAATGTATCCTCTTCAAGGTGGATTCATGGATTATGCAGACCAAGGTGGAATATATGGCATGCTGCTTAAAAGTGCATTAGGTGGTATGAAAAAAGATATTACTAGTATGGGACGAGATATTAGAGATAATATTGGTATAGGTGGAGCTGCAAAAAGAAAAATTTTAGAAGAGGAAAAAACATTTGGAATTGGATCGCCTACTTTTGAGGGTAGCGAGATGACAATACCCAATCCACATCAAGATTATTTAGATGACTCTGCACCTACAATTGAAGATACATTAGATGCTGATTTAAAAAAAGTAGAATATGATGATTATTTGGCAAGAGAGGCAGAATTACAAGGACTATTAGATGCAGAACAATACAGAATAGATAATTCTCAAAGAAATGCTTCCTCAGATATTTTAGATGATGCGATTGAAAACCAATGGCCTACAGTAAACGAAGATGATTATTATAGTAAGAGTAAACAAGGAGAAATGGTATTTGCAGAACCTACATTACAAGGAAT